CGATGCATCAACGTAAAACGCACCATACTCACTATTTGTAACGGTTTGTAATGCGGCTAGGGATGTACGAGCTGTGCCAGGATCGTTCTGCAGTTGCGTAAGCCCGGCATCTACGTCACGCATGGATGCTGGCCAGTCAATAGTGTTAAGAATTTGGTTAATTCTTGTACCGCTTAGATCGCCAGCAGTCGCGCCTGTAACTGTACTAATTTGGGCATTTTGAGCCAGTCTTAGGGCATCTACCGCCTGGATGACTGTATAAACTACATCGGTAGCGTTTTTAGGTGTAGTGGTCGTATAGCTGGTAATAAATCCAGAAAACATGGCATACGTGACACCGCTATAGGTAGCCGATATAGACACCTTACGCATTGGATCAAGTAGGCCAAAATATGGGCTGCTAGGGTTTTGCGGATTAAAGTCGCCGTTTTGATCCACGATACGCAGGGTTAACGTACCTGTCTGGAATTCATCGGCCTGCGGATTGCGGCCGCGCTTAATGCTTACGCTATCTACTACGTTACTTACATCTACAATAACTGCAGCTGAATCGGCAAGGATATTAGTACCTAGGATGCCTTCGCCAAGAATCAATGCCTGGGCGAAACTAGGGCCAGTCGAAAAATTAATGACCGCATTAATAATTGGGACTGTCATTTAATTAAAAACCCTGCAGGCGTTTTAGGCATACCTATCCTATCCGCATTTAGTAATGCATCGTTTACCTTTTCGGTAAAGTCATCACCATCTAATACGTTGCCTTCGATATTAATAGTTATGGATGGGGCTTGCATACCGTAACCAGGGCCACCCATTGAAGGGCCATACGGGTTAAACATTGACGATGATCCTGTAGCAGATTGCGCAGGTGTTCCGTTTGTAGCAGCTTCTGCTAAATCATCTACAGCTGATTGTGACTCGGCAACGGATGCAGCGGCAGCTGTAGCAGCATCTGCAGCCTCAGCAGCGGCATTTGTTACTTTTTGCAGGATGTCATCGATCGTATCATCCTCTGTAAAAATACTTGTGCCACCAGTACTACCGCCGCCAGTACCACCGCCGCCGCCCGTACCGCCACCACCATTACCGCCAGCCGCAGCGGCTGCGGCTGCAGCAGCGGCAGCAGCTAGTAAATCATCGACATTACGGTCTTTATTTTGACCCGGATTATAAGTAACTCCAGGGATCATGGTCATGCCGCCCTTGAGTTTATTTAGTTCATTAATTGCGGCAGTTAGACTGCCTGCCCATGTAGCAAACGGATCTTTAGCGTCACCAATTTTTAAAAGATCGGCAGCAATCTTGGCATTTTTTGCCTGAATTTCCTCTAGTTTTTTAGCTAATGCCTCGGCCTTATCTGCGTTTTCATCCTCAATAGCCTGCATAAGTAGTAGGCGTACTTTTTCTTCTTCGGTTATCTTGCCCTTTAGCGCAGCCGCTATTTGAATTTTTTGTATCTCAAATACGGCCGCAGCCTTATCTAATTTTGCTTTATTGGCAGCTGCTAATTTATCGGCCTTAATTTTAGCGGCAGCGGCTTTTTTGTCGGCTAGGATCTTAGCCGCTGCGGCTTTAGCTTCACGTTCCTTTACGAAATCGCGGCTAGGGCCACCTGATCCACCTGTAAACATACGGCCAGCCCGGGCGTTAAGTGTGCGCATCTCTGCGCCTAGATTAGACAGAATACTGATATACGCGCCGATTACTGGAATAGCTTGTACATAGGCATCTAAAGGTAATTGAAAAGCTTTACCTGCTACTGGTATCTCTTTTAATTTTTGAATAAATACGCCAATGCCGCGAATAATGTCAGCAATATAAAGTGAAGTTGTCTCTAGTCCTGTGTTTAACTGATCTATGCTTGTATCACCGCTAAGCAATTTTAAAGCATCTACTAAGCCTTTGCCTATAGTTTCCTTAGCATTATTAGCAGCTACTTGTAATTTGGCCAACTGGCCTGCATAACTGTTAGCTGCGCTAGTGGCTTGACCAGCAAACAAGGTAGTTAGTTTTTGCTGTATATCCTCAAACTTACCCGATGCTAATTCGGCTTTAGATATACCAACACCTAAACGGCCAATAGCGGCATTTTGTCCTAAATAGGCTTTTTGTAAACTTTGTGAAACCTGAGTAACTGTCTTGCCTGTACCAGCTGCAATATCTAAAGATAGGTTTAATAATTCTTGTGACTTACTAACTGACCCAGTGGCTCGTAATAATCGATCCATGGCTGGGCGTAGTTCATCATCAAGTACGCCAGTCTGCTGCTCTAAGTTATCAATAAACCGACCAACAATAACTGTATTGTTATCGTAATTAAGGCCTAGGTTTTTAATTGTTACGCTTAATGATCGCGCAGCATTATCATCCTCTATAAATGCTTTAGCAGATGATTTGGCAAAATTCAATACAGCCTTAGCACCAAAGGCAACGCCAAAAGTTTTAGCTAAATTCTTTACGTTTTTTTCTAAAGATGAAGTAGATTTTCCAGCCTTATCAAAGGCTTTTTTGCCAGTAAATTCGGCGGCTATATCAATTCTTACGGATGGATCTACGGCCATTAGTTGTACCCCACAGCCGCGTTAAATTTATCCCGGGCAGACTCAATGGCCTTAATAACAGCTGCGTTAGTTTTGCCGTTATCCTCTGACCATGCGCGAAAGATTGCGCGGCCAGCCATCTTACCTTTACCTACTAAATTGCCTGGTAAACGGGGGCTAAAGTTTCCGCCCGAATTCTTACGCCCAGCAGTTTCATATATTGCACCAGACCGCGATGCATTTTGAATACGCGCTAAAGATCTAAACCCTGATCGATTTACCTTGCTAGGTGTAGTTTTGTAGCCTACGCCTTTTTTAGCGGCGCGGCCATCCCAATACCATCTAGCATTAGGCGATGCTTTACCCCATCCCGATAACGGGGCTTGAGATGGGATAAAGCCGCGAGCCTTAGCTGTAATTGGTTTTAATAATCCAGCCATTTCTTTCTGTGTTTCTTTAGCTAGATCAGGCGTAAATTTCTTTAAGGCTTTACGGAGATCAATGCCGCCTTTTACTGTTACTGGCATTTTTCATCTCCTTATTTCGATCTTTCATCGCTTGTAATAAAGCCTTAAACATCCTGCTGTCTAGTTCAAGTAAATCATTAGGCGCGATACCCGTTTCTAAACTGATCCTTGCGACCAGGTAAGTAAACGAGTCACGCCCTATGCTTCCGGGTCATCGTCTAATACTTCGACCTTGGCAAGCATCTCTACGAACTCTGCGCCGAATAATGGGACTGTTACAGCTGCGCGTTTTAAACACTCCCAAGCTAACCAGAACACGTCTGATTGCTTGGATTCCTCTGCAAAGGCCTTGTGAAATCCTTTGCCTTTATACAATTCAAAGGCATATTCGATACCAGGCGTGATCTGGTGCTCACTTACCTCGCCTGTTGCCCTTGTTATTTTGAGTTTTGCCATTTGTTTGCCCTTTCGTAGTTAGGTTAGAACGCTACCGATGGAGATACGACCAATGCAGAATTAACTGTAAATGACAGGCTGGACATGGCTTCATCGCCCACGCCGCCGCTGCCAACAGGTGTTAGATTATTTACTAAGATGCTAAATTGATATGTAGGGTTAGCAGCTGATACAGCAGTACCTTTTACGGTAATCATTGATACAGCTAGTGTTGAACCAGCTGCCGCATTTAGTGTCTGCATAACCTGAGACGATGCCCAGTCATTTAGAAAATCAATTTGTAAAGTTGCAGCTTGTAAACCTGCTACATATTTATGAGCTGTATCGCCCATAGCTGTTACTTCAAGCTCATCAAAAGTTTGAGTTAAAGTTACAGATGTAACATAACTAGAGATGTCAATACTTGGTACTGTTGGCGCGGCCGCTGTGGCAAGTTTAACGCCAACATTATTATTTAGATAAATTGCCATTTTGTTTATTCCTCGTCTGTTTTTGTAGTGGCTTTAGATGGTGCTGCGTTTTCTTTCACTTGGCCAACTTTAATAAGCCAAGCTAGATCGGTTTCATTACTCATGGTTTAACTCCAGCTCGTTAGTATGGTTATATTAAATTCGGCTGTTAATAGATCGCCGCTATCTGCATTTAATACGCCGGGCGCGCTAACGCTAGTTATATTAAATACAAGATTAGATGCAGCTAGTTTTGTATAAGCTGCAACGATAAAATCCTCAATGCCTTGCAGGTTGCCCTGGTTATCGAACATTGGCACAGTTAGCAAAATCTTAAAATTAGCCATTGGTGAAATAGTTATCTGGCTGTTATTGCTGGGCGTTAAATATGGATCGGCTGGGATCACTACGCAGCTGTTAGCCAGGATGGTTGCAGGTGGGTATGCGAATACCGACCATACGCCGTTATTGGTTAAAGCCGTTGCGATGGTGCTACGCAGGGTTGTAATAGCCGCCGTAGGCATTTATCCCACCATGCTATTCGGTGAGATGTACGGGGCTAGTAAGCCTCTTATTTTGCCTATCATGCTGTTGCCCATGCGGTAAGGGCTAGGGCTAAAGCCATCTAGTCCTACGCCGCCAGTCTGGGATACCTGGCGAGCCTGCCAAATATCAACGGCCAAAATCATGGCCGCTTCTCTAACACTTGCGGTATTGACGTAGGTGGCTGTCTTTGTATCCTCGCCTGTTGCTGTGCCATAAGGCAGTACACGGCGGAAATTCTGATTAGCTGCAGTTTTAGCGTATTGAATATAACTAAAACCTTGCGAAAACGAATAATAATTTAGTTGTAAATTAAAAGCAGGCACGGTGTTTGTAGTGCTAGTTCCGTAAGGGAAAGTGCCTGTAATTGTATAAGTGCCGTTAAATGTTGAACCAGCCCCAGCAATAGTTACAGATTCTCCAACAGTAAATATGCCGGGGTTGGCCAACATTACAGTCGCAACGTTACTTGCCAATGCAGTCCCCACGACTGGCGCAGAATCAAACCAAAGGAAACTGTTAATTTGATCTTGCGCAGCTTGGCAGCACTCCTCGACCGTACTATCTGAGTAAAGAGAACCGATACCTAAATTGGCACGTAGCTCGGCTACGGTAACGTAACTAGCTGGCATCGGTACTCCTCACTTAGTAGGGGTCGGTAGGGCAAAGGGCTAATGCCCTACCGACTATTAGGGTTATGAATTAGGTCAAATTAAAGCGACGTAGGCCACCTGCAAAAACGGCCTGCGCTGCAATATAACCATAAAGTGAAATTTCAATTTCTCCAGTAGTTGGAACATTTGTTCCCAGTGTAAGTACAGGAGATTCAAAAATTTCGATTGAACGTGGCTCAATAATAAATGCTGATTCATCGATTGAGGTCGCAACCATATTTGCATCTGTGTAGTAATCGAGACCAAGCACGTTACCGCGAATCGAAGTTGGATTTACAGTACCGCCTGGGTTCATCTGCATTGGCTGAGCATTGTAAATTGGTCGGCCAGTTGTATCTGTTGCAGAAAGTAATGTGCTCCAGATGGATGTACCTGATACGAACGCTGTTGCTGTTCGCTTAGTTGCGTTGTAAACGGCAGGTGATTCTGTAGATACGAAGGAAATAATTCCTGCTGAATCTGCAGCTGTTGCTGTTGCCTGTGTACCACCAGCAGTAATTTGTGCAATTACATACTGATCAGTTGCCTGAGCATACGCATCCCGTAAATTTGCAAGCATAATTTCATAAAAGCTGGGGTCCGACCGGTCGAGGAGCTCAACTGAATAGCGTTGGAAACCCATTTTTTTAATTACTGTTGCATTTACATAAGCTGAAGTAATTGCTGTAGTTCCTGTTGGATCGCCACCTTCTGCAACAGTTGCCGCAGTTGAGTTAGCAGTGATCTTAGGGATTGAAACTGTCATACCGTAGCTGCTAAGCGCACGTGTACCACCGCAAGCATCAATAACTGGGCGCATCGCATTTGTGTTAGTTGCTACATCGCGTACATAAGATACTGGTGAAAACGCTGGGTTTGTTGAAAAGCTATCGTCTGCAGCTTTTACAAAAAGGCGTGAATCATCGTTACCTAGTGATGCCTTAATTGTGTGCTCTAGGTATGCGCCACCTGTTGTAATTGGTGATCGCACACTTTGACTGTTTAATGCAGAAGGTCGGATGATTGGGCGAGCTGCTTCTACTGTCGGTGCAGCCGCTTCCTCAGTCTTATCCTCGTTAGGAGTTTCGGGGGCTGTGGTCACAGTCGCCTCGCTTTCTGTTTCGATTGGTTGGTTTGGTTGTTCTACTGTGTCGCTTTCGCTAGCAGCAATTTTTTGCACTCCAGCTCCTACAAATGCCGGGGTCTCGACTAAACTGACCTCGCGCAAAGAAGCTGAAGTGACCAGGAGATAATCTTTTTCAGGCTTTGATGCGGTAACTTCAACACCAACGGATAAGCCATCCATTAATTGTTCCTGGGCGAGCAAAATTGCATCGTTACCCTTTGTGCTTGCACTAATTTTAAAACTTGCGTAAAGACCTGATTCGTCTGATGTCATTGATTGCATGCGGCCAATAACTTGCGAATTATCGTGAGACATAAGCAATTTAACTTTAGATATTTCAGCTGCAGTAATGCTACCCGGTGCAAACATTACTTTGCCTGCACTTGTATTGCCGATTTCGCCGTAGGGTGCAATCTTGCCAGCAATAATTCGGCGATCACCATTATCTATAGCTTGAATAGATCCACTAAAGGTTAATTGCATCTTCATCTCCTAATCCGTATGGGCTCATCTGTTCCATCTCACGTGCTTGCTCAACATCAATTAAGCCAAGTGAAAGCATTTTTTCTATAGCATCTAAACGAGCCATAGTGTCTGCACGTAAGAAAGTTTCATCAACGGCAAATTTAACTATGTTGCCGCGCCGAGTAATGTCATCCATGCTTAAACGTTCCTCGATTGCACAAATGTAAGGTTGCAAAGTGTAAGCAACATACTCTTTACGAGAATCTAAGACGTTTTGATAAGTCATGCTGTTGTTCATATCGCTGCTTACCATAAATGCTGGCACGTTCATTAAACGCGCAATTTCAGTGCTTAAATATTGTGATGCTTCGTTATACATCATGTCTTTAGGACTAAAGCCAATATTTTGCACTTCTAATTGGCTGGTCAAATAAGCTGTTGATCTGTTAGCTCGAGCTGATTTCCAACTTGCTAAAATTCCTTGAATTTGTG